TATGCCAAAAAGACCAGAACTAGCACTGAAAAGTGGAAAGAGTAAGGGACTTAAAAAGTCCCAAGTAGAAGCTCATAAGAGAACCGCAGATGTTTGGGAACTTGCGGGTAAGGGTGACTATTACGAATCTGAATCCTATAAAGATTTAGTGGAAGCACAAAAACGATCTAATATTCCAAGAGAAGAAAAGGTCGCTGCTTATGCTGATGAGGGATTTGACAAGGATGGATTCAAAGATGGAGTTCATAAAACCGGCCTTTTGCTGGAAGAATAAATACAAAAGGGTATTGACTATTATACCCTATTGTGTTACTATTATAAAATCAACATACGTTAAACATACGCAAACATAAGGAAACATACGATATGTCATTTGCTACAATGAAGAAACAAAACAGTCTTGATTCGCTGCTGGGTGCTGCCCAGAAAGAATCTGCCCCCCAAGAGAAAAAGTCCTATGTGGATGAACGACTCTGGAAACCTACGATGGATAAGTCCGGCAACGGATATGCTGTCATTCGTTTCCTTCCGGCATGTGAAGGTGAAGACCTTCCTTGGGCCAAGGTCTGGAACCATGCGTTCCAAGGACCAACTGGTCAGTGGTTCATTGAGAACTCTCTCACCACTCTAGGCAATAATGATCCTGTATCAGAGTATAATTCCAAACTATGGAACTCTGGTGTAGAATCAGACAAGGAGATTGCCCGTAAACAGAAGCGCAAGTTGCAATACTTCGCCAACATTTATGTGGTAAGTGATTCGGCCAATCCTCTGAATGAGGGTCAAGTCTTTCTTTACCGTTTCGGTAAGAAGATTTTTGATAAGGTTATGGAAGCAATGCAACCTGCCTTTGAAGACGAATCTGCTATCAATCCGTTTGATTTCTGGAACGGTGCGAACTTCAAATTGAAGCTTCGTAAGGTAGATGGTTACTGGAACTATGATAAGTCTGAATTTGAGGGTGCATCTGCACTGTCTGAAGATGACGATGTTCTGGAAGGCATCTATAAGAAACAGTATCCTCTAGTTGAGTTTACTGCTGCCTCTAACTTCAAGTCCTATGATGAGTTGAAGACTCGTCTGGACATGGTTCTCTCCGGCACAGTTGCTGCAAATACTACAGTGCAGACGCTGATGGAAGACGAACCTACTGCAACTCTTACGGTTGATACCAAAGAGACTCCGGCACCAACAGTGACGGTGACAGCAGATGATAATGATGAAGATGACGCTATGTCATATTTTGAGAAGTTGGCAGAAGATGGGTAAGGCGGGTAGACTATCCTAGTTGCAGAGTAAGACTCGAACTAAAAATACCGCTGCATAGAGCCCCCACTGAGAAATCAGTGGGGGTTTTTACATTAGAAGTCTAGGGATGATCTTATTCTATCTAGAGCAAGGTTATTAGGTCTAGATGTTATTGGATAAGTTGACGTTGATTGGTTTGATGTTGACGTTGGCGCTGATATAGAAACATTACCACCACCACCACCACCGGCAGCTGCTCCAGTAACTGGTGGACTTGCAGAAACCATTTCTCCTTGTCGGAATTTTGCTGACATTGATCCACCTGCCTTCATTACATTCTCACGGGTCATTCCCGCTGCTTGTGCTTTTTCAAGCATCCTAAGTTTCGTTCTTGCTCTTGATTTAATTGAACTTTTTGTGTTAGGATCGGCTATCTGTGCCTTCAATTTATTAATTCTTTTTTGATCCCTACTGACATTGGCATTGGCAACTTCCTTTGATGCAGATGCAAGACTAGTAGAAGGACTTCCCGCTGGTTGACCACCAGAACGGCCTGTGCCACCTGATCCTGATTTTTCTGAACTTCCAAAAAATCTACCAAGAGTAGAACTAACTTTTTCTATAAGACTAGGTTGATTTTTTTGCATTGCATTGAATACTTTTTCATATTCTGCAGCAGTTTGAGGTGTAATTTCTGGAATTTTAATACCTTGAAGAAGTGATATTTTAGATGCATCAAGGCCATTGATGGAATTTATTGCTTTATCAAATGCTGACAATCCAGCTGGATTACCACTACCCAATGCTTTGACTACCTTTTCAATACCCTCAATTACACTGTCATCAACTTTAACTCCCTTCTCAAAGAGTTCTGCGTTTTTAACAAATGCGTTAAGAGCATTGGATGCATCTGTAATACCCTGAGAGTTTTTGGCAAGTTCTAACAAATCTGAAATTGGACCACCGCCGCCAAGCATTTTACCTAACGCACCAAGTAGGCCTGGACTACCAAGACCATCAAGCGCTTCTTTAATCGATTCGATACCTGACGCTGTTGCCGCCATGGTGCCAGGATCAATTTTAGAAAGTTTCTGAATTGATAGGGTTTGTGCTTCAAGTACAGCAATCTGCGCTTCTGCTTCTGCCTTGGCGTCACCTTTAACCGCATTTACTACTGTTGCAATACCTTCTGCTACAGAGGTTATCACGCCTGATATCGTGTCTCCAATTGCCGTAATAACACCAGAAATACCATCAAGAACTTCCTTAACGGCCGATCCAATTTTCCTAATAGAGTTGCCAATACTGTCAATTATTCCTCTAATTTGAGTACCAACTGCTGTTATAACACCACCTATTTCTCTTAATATAGCTGGTACTTCTTTGATAGCAGTCATGAGGACGTTGCCAATAACATCAGCAACCTTAATCAAGACAGGAGCAATTGCAGCAAATGCAGGCGCTGCAAGTCTTAGTGCTGCACCTAAACCAATCATTCCAAGAGTGAATACAGCTAAACCAGCAATGACTAATGGATTTGCAAATGACATTATTCCTTTTGCAAACATTTTTAGAAATATCATTAATCCTTTTCCAGCGAATTTTAGAAGTACACCAATGCCTTTACCAAGTGCGCCTAATCCAGCACCAAGTTTTCCAAGCATTCCGCCACCCATATCGCCGCCACCAGAACCTTCGTCACCGCCGCCTCCTCCACCGCCAGATACATTATCGGCAATCTTTTGTAATAGATCAACTTGTTTGTCTGAAGCTGCTTTTATTTCTGCTTTTTGTTTATCTCGTTCTGCTGGAGATTCACCCTCTCCCCTTTGTTCCATTCTTAGCATTTCGATTTGTTCAGCGACTAGTTCTTGACCAGCGACACTATCTTCTACACCAGAAGCACTAATAACCGTTTGTAAAGTATCTGCAAAGCTTTGAAACGATGATGCAATATCACTATCCTTAAACGCCTCCATGATGGAGTTTGCAGCTTCAGTCAGAGAGTTTATTTGACCCTCTTCTTTTGCAGCTAATGCTTCCTCTTCTGCTTTCTTTTTCGCTGCATCCGCTATTTCTTTTTCGTCATTCGCCTTATTAGCTTCGGCCTGTATCTGTGCATCTGCAATTATCTGTGCATTATCTTGTGCATTAAGTGCCTGGATACGGATCGCTGCTTGTTCTTCTCCAAGTGTTGCTGTAAGAGCAGCGTCCCTCGCCGTTCGCCTGTTTTCATTTGCCTTTGCAACATTAAGTGCTTTCTTACGGGCTTTCTCTTCCTTCTGTAATGCTTTATATTCTGCCTTAGTCAGACCAGATTCTTTTTGTAATTGTTTCGCCTTCCTCTTGTCCAAGATGAAGTTGTATATTGTTCTCTTCATCCCAGAACCTAAAAGTTTATCTTCTAATGATGCACGAACACCTTCCCTAGTCAACCCAAGTTCTTGCCGCAAAGAATTTTCCATAGATTCATTAGCAGCTTTCTGCAACGTTCTTGTTGCATTACGAAATTCAGTATTCGCTGCTTTTTGAGATTTGATTAGTTCATCTTCTTCTCTGCTGGCCATCTGACTACTTCCTACTCATATATGCGGTCATGCCCATATAGGCACCCACAACACCGGCCATGCCAATGTAGAACAGAGCAGATAGGTCGCCTAGGAGTTTCAATCTAGTTTCGGGAATAAAGCCGGGAATCATAACGACAACAGTAAATAGAATCATCGCTACCATAGATATCCAAGCCATACGCCGTTGAGCGTCAGCTTTCTGATCAGCATTTTCTGCTTCGTGTATTTTTTGAACTATCTCTAATTCGTCATCACTCACTATACCATCTCCATCTAAATCGTACTCATTATATTGACTCTCTTCTTGTAATTTTTTTTGAGCCATTATAGTCTCCTACTGTCTATTTTGTTTTTCTATTCGCTGCTTTTCATCCTCCAACCACTTTGTTAATAGTGCAACATAAATATCTCTTTCCCAAGGTATCATATTTTCAATCTCTGTTAAGCTGTACTTATGGTGTTGCATCATTCCAAAATTAATCTTAAAGTACGCCGCTAGACTGTTATGAGAAAGAGTTAGTCTAAAAAATCTGATAGCCCCTCTAGAGTAATTGTAGATTTTACTTTTGTATTCGGATTAGTAATTTCTACTTTATGTCTCAATTTAGGCATCGTTTCAAAAAACGATTGCAATGTTGCAAATTGATCTTGAGTAAGACTATCTATAAACTCATCAAGTTCTTCATTGGATATATCCACAACGTTGTAAATATCATCACCAAACTTAATTGTTTCAACACAACTTTTAAGCACATAGAAAATTCTTTCCACACTGCTTGTTTCTTCGTTGGCCTTTAAAGTAGATTCAACACTTGGATAATTCATTGTAATACTACAATCGTTTCCTTTGGCATCTTTACCAAGGGTGCATTCTGTATTATGATCCTCATCCAACATAATGTTGACTTCTTCAAGGTCAATCTCTGTCTCAACATATGTTTCATTATCATCTGGACAGAGTAGATTAACAGTTACCGTTTCAGAGATCGACTTCTGCCTAATCTTCAAGAAAGCATATTCGATATCAAACATTGGATCAGTCTTTGCACCAATTTCTCCGAAAGTGCAAGCATTGACTAAATCAAGAACCGCTTGATGAGTCGAAGTTGGTTTGTTTTCCTCCATTGCTAAAAGAAGAATTTTTTCTTCTTTGACCAGAAATGGTCGGTATTTAATTTCATTCCCTGTTGAGGGTCTTTCCATCATATAGGTGGGTGTTTCAAGTTTTGGCAAAGCCATAGTATTTTCTCCTTATCAAATCAGTTAGTTTTAATCATCCATCTTCATCGTTATCAAAATCGGGGCGGTTTGGTGGCGTCGGCG